GGTGACGCGATTCAGTCTTTTGAAGACGGTACAGCAGAAGCAACAGTAAGCTCTGCAATGTACGAAGATATGGCTCGTGCCGCATTGACTAACTCTCGGTGGCGCTTTGCAACAGATCAGGCAATTCTTAATCGTTTAGTAGAAGCGCCTACTGGACGATTTGAAGCGGCTTATCAGCTTCCATCAGAATTTATTATGCTCTCTGCTATTACAGTAAACGAGTATCCTATCAAATATGATCTCTATGGCAGCAAGGTATTCTGCAATGCTGTAGCGACTGACACTGTAATTGCCGACTATGTATTCCGCGCCAATGAGTCTGGATGGCCTCCATACTTTGTAACTGCTGTTGAGTATATGATGGCTGGGGTGCTTGCGGTATCTGTGGCTAGAGATTCGCAGCTTGCTTCATTGATGGAGCAAAAAGCTAACTTCCAAATGATACAAGCTCGTAGGCTGCACTCACAGCAGCAGACCACACGCAAGCTGAACACATCGAGGTTTATTGCTGAAAGGCGCAGTTAATGCAAAAGATCCGCGTCCCAATCAATAGCTTTCAGTTTGGTGAAGTAAGTGATTCCCTTTTATCTAGGGTGGATACTTCCGTATATACAGCATCAGCACAACGTGTAGAGAACATGGTTGTTATGGCTGAAGGCGCAGTTAAGAAGCGCACTGGGCTAAAGCACATCTATGACTATGGCATTACCTACAATGCGACTTACCCAGAGCAGTCACATTTATTTCCGTTTATCTTTGATGAGAATGAAGAATACGTTATTTCTGTAGAGCATCAGAAGGTACGCTGCTTTAGAATTGAAGACGGTACTGTTACTTTAGTTTCTACGCTTACTCAGGATACAAGCAGTGCAGCGTTGCCTTTCGATCAAGAGTATCTACAAGAATACACAACGGCACAGTATGGCGATGTAAAATTTATCTGTCATCCTTTGTTTGCGCCAAGAATGCTAACCAGAACTAGCTTAACCAGCTTTGAGATCAGCACATATAGCTTTGACCAACGCGCAGATAACAGCGTTACATTCCAACCTTATTCTAAGTTTCAAGCTCATGGCACAACGTTAGATCCATCAGCCACAACGGGAACTGGAATTACTCTAACAACAAGCACTGACTACTGGGATACAACTGGCACTCAGACTGGTAGTGATTATCTTAGTTCTTTGCATGTTGGTGTAACCATTCGCTACGGTAAGAATGAGATTGTTATTACAAGTGTTCAGTCTGCAACTCAGGCTACGGGTAATGTTGTAGATGAACTTTCTATTCGACTGGCTGTTTTAAATCCGTTTAGAACGATTGATGGCAGCACTACTGTGGAGGTAACTCAAATTGCTCACGGTTTCTCAGGTTCTGAAGCTATTACTATTAGTGGAGCTAGCGCTACTGGCGGTATTAATTCTGGCAATTTAAACGGCGCTAGAACTGTTAATGGTATTATAGATGAAAATACATTTACGTTTACTGCGGGTGGTGCAGCTTCGAGTGCAGAAGATGGCGGTGGTCAGGTAACAATAGTTACACACGCTCCTAGCTTGCACTGGGATGAGCAAGCTCTCTCAGCAAAGCGAGGATACCCTGCGGCTGTAGAGTTTCATCAAAATAGAATAGTGTTTGGCGGTAGCATCGCAGAGCCAGATAACATTTGGTTTAGTAAGATTGGCAGCTTCTTTAACTTTGATGTAGGTGATGCGGCTGATGATGATGCTATCTCTTTGGTTGCTGCAACAGGTGATGTAAACGAAATTCGATATTTAGTTTCCAACCGTGACTTGCAAATCTTCACAGCATCTAGCGAACTATATGTTCCTACTTACTTGAACCAAGCTATTACGCCAACAAATGTACAGATTAGAAAGCAGACACCATACGGCTCTGAGCATATTGAGCCTATGCCTGTTGATGGCGCTACGATCTTTGTGCAGCGCAACGGTAAGATTGTTCGAGAGTATTTGTTTACTGACAGTGAAGAGGCTTATACTTCTACGGCTGTTTCTACGATTGCTTCTCATCTTATTAGCAGTCCTAAGTATATGGCTGTTGTTCACAGCGGCTTTGGTCTTCCTGACTCCTATGCAGCTATTACATCTGGCAATGGCGACTTGGTTCTATTCTCATCGAACAGAGCAGAGAAGCGAGCATCTTGGACTAGGATAACTACAAATGGTAACTTTGGTTCTGTAGTGGCCATTGAAGATAGACTGTTCGCAAATGTCTATGACTCAGATAACAAGCTGCAACTGTGTGAGTTTACTGGTGATGTGGGCTTAGACCTTTATCTTTATGGTGCTATCTCAAGCAATCTTGTTGATGTAAGCGCATTGTACTCAAGTGGTGACACGGTAGATGTAATTGTTACTGATGGAACCAATCTATCCCATCTTGGCAGCTTTACGGTAAATGCTGGTGATGATGTTGATCTTACAGCTTACGCTGGTCTTGGGTTTACTCATGCCTATGTGGGTGTAAAGTTTACTGCAAAGATAGTAACCAATCCGATTGATGCTTCTATGGGCAACGGCCCTGCGACTGGATCTATTCGCGGTATGACTAACATTGTACTCGATCTTAAGAGCGCACGCTCGCTGACAGTCAACGGGCATAAACTTGTGACTGAGACTGGGTTCACTGGAAAAAAAGAGTTCCGTCTCTTAGGTTACAGTCGTGATCCACAGATAACCATTGAACAAAATGATCCGTTATCATTGCAGATAAACGGTCTAGTAGCGGAGTTAATAGTATAATGCTTCAGTTAATTGCAGCAGGTATAGGTGCAGTTGGTCAGATAGCGGCTGGTCGAGCACAGCAACAAGCATCTCAGCTAAACGCCTTTAACATTAAGACTGATAAGCAGTTGAATGAAGTGCAAGCAATGCAACAAGCTCGCGCTCGCAAAGAAGAATATGACTTAGCAACATCTGCAAATGTAGCTGCCTATTATGCTGCTGGTCGTGAGGTTGGTGCTGATAGAAGTGTTCAAGCATTCTTTGAGAAGCAAGAAGAGCTTGTGGGTCAGGATCTTGGCCGCATTGCAAGGCAGCAAAGCATAGAGAGCATGAAGTCAGAGATGGCTGCTATGGCTGAAAGACGCCGTGGTAGGAATGCTTACACTGCTTCTTTGTTTAATGCGGCTGGCACTATGGCCCAAGGCATCTATCAATATCAAACTACAAGAGCATCAGTCGCGCCACGCGGTGGTGGAGGAGGCAAGTAAATGGCTGTAATTAGAGAAAGAACCAGAGTCTTTAATCAGCCAGTTGGTGTTGTTAGAGCGGATGGGGGAAGCGCAGACATTGGACGTGCAGTAAGCAACGTTGCCGCTACGTTTCAACAGATTGCTTTTCGTGAAGCTGCTGAAGATGCTCAGAAGAAGGGCATAGAGATTGCCGAGGCTGTTGAGGAAAAGAAGCTAAGAACAATCAATCCAGAAACAGGTAAGCCAGAAGCATTCAAAGCTCCTAAAGGATTTGGTCGTATAGCATCTGCTGCTTATCAAAGCGTTATTGATAAGAGATACGAAGACTCGATTGGCACTGAGCTTAGAGTTAAGGCTCAAGAGATTGCTCTAAAATACCAGTATGACCCTGAGTCATATGATGAAGTAATGAGCAACTACATTGGCCAGATGGCTAATGGTGCTGAAGGTAAGTACAAAACATTTGTAGAAACAACAGGTGCTAAGTTCTTAGCTCTTACAAAGCTAAACATCCAAGAGCGCGTTGCATCAAGATCTAGGCAGAATGCCGCTGGTTCTATTCTCACTGGCATTAGCACAAGCCAAGATGATGCTTACAGTGTTGCTCGTGCTGGTGGCTTTATTGCTCGTGAGAACGAAGAGGTTAGTGAAGCTCAAGCAATACACGATAGAGAGTTTGCCAATGCTCAGAACGGTGTATCTTCTGCGCTGTTAAAGGTTGGCGCTGATCAGACTGCCTCAAGTCAACTCAAGCAATCTATTGCGTTGGGCGCTGTTGAGTATCTTCTTTCTGGCACTGCAAACAAATCAGAGCGCAATGCGATTGATCTTGCTATACGAACTCGCGGTAATCAGATGTCAGGATTGCCAAAGGGTTTGCAGGAAGAGGTTAAAAGCCTTTTGGCTTATGTTGAGCCAGCAAATATAGAGGCAGTTCTTAGACATAGCTCGGTTGTATCTAGTGATTATAATGCTGTTGAGCAGGATCAAATTCAGCAAGCATCGAATCTAGCAAAGCTAAGGGCAAAACAACTAGAGCTTACTCTGCCTGATACTCTTGAAACTTTGTTTACTACATCTAGCATTAATGCGTCTGATGCCTTTGCCTCAGATGAGGATTACTCGATACAAGCTGGCCTTAACTTAACAAATGATCTGTATACAAATGTTCAGTCTAAGTTAGATCAACGTTTCTTATCTGATGAGACTTATTCAAGATCAGAACGAGAGAGCGATCTAAAGGATGCTCGTCAGAATCTTCTTCGCCCTTACTTAATTCAAGCGGCTGCTGAAGGTAATATAGAAGAGTTTCGGATTGCGTTAGTAAGCAATAATCCAGAGGACATGAGCAAGCTGTCATTAAAGCAGCGCACATTTATTTCTGAGATTTACAATACTGACTTCTTTAATCCCAATGAAGACACTGGGTTTGCTAGAGAAGTTCTATCAGCAAACATTAATCAGATTAGAAAAGACAGAGATAGAGATAATTTACGTCTTAATATTTATAACTCAGTAACAGGGGCCGCAACTGCTGCTGAAGCTGGTGCGCTTCGTGATGAAGAGTTTAATTCTTTAGTAGCTAGAATTAAGAACAGCGTTGGCCCAGATGGTTTAACGGCAGATAAAGCTGCATCTGAAATAGGTCGTTTAAATAAGTTCAGAGCCTTTGGTGAGGTTACAACCTTTGCTGCCCGTGCTAACTCTAACAGTCTTAATAATCTTATTTTATATGTAGATAGCCGAGGTAAGCGTGAAGGCATGTCGCCTGATGTAGTCGCTGCTGGCAATCGGATCTTAGAAGCTACAGATGACGTTGATGCTGTCGTTAGTAAGATTAAAGGTATTAAGTCAGCAGTATCTGCTAATGAAACACAAATGAAAGAAGCTATTGAGCTTCAGAATAACTCTATTCGCATTCTTGCTGGCGGTGGAAATGCTAACGATAAAGCTGACAGAGACATTGCTCAGGAAATGCTAGACAATGCTGGCATTGACTTGGCTCAGTTTGATCAACTTCCTGAGACACAGCGAGTGGCTGCGCTTTCTGTAATGAGAAGTGCCCCACCACAGGGCTTAATTACTAACTTAGATAGAATTAGTTCTGGATTAAAGGTTGCTAATGCAGAGCAATATTTAGATCTCTTTGCTGTTCTATCCAATACTCCTACTGGAACTGGTACTTTTGTTAGTACGCTTGGGGATTCAATAAAAAATCCTCAACTTCTAACTGATATACATGAAATAAGGTTGATTACTGGTCAGGGCGTTAATGAGATTGCAATGGACTTAATTGAGAGGCAGCGTGATCCTAAGTCTAAACTTAATATGGATGTGGTTTTAGATAAGAAAACACCAACTGCATATGCCTTAAATCAAATAGGCGATCCTATTATTGCTGCTGAGTTAGCCCCTTTAGTTGAGTATATGGCACTTACTGGAAAAAGCGCATCGCAGATCGAGTCTGTTTTAAATACAACTGTTAATACAAAGTATGCAAAGAGCACCTTTATTGCTGATCCTCGTTTTCCTGCTGGCTCGATCAACAGATCACGTTACTCTTTAGAGGCTGTATTTCCTGAGAAAGATGATCGAACTGCGTTTATATCGGCGGTAGAGTCACAGCTTCCATCTGGCTATTCCTTAGACCCAACTGTTACTGTTAAGGGAACTACAGATATAGAGGTAGAAGATGTTAAGCGAGTGTACTTAGTTCCAGATGAAAGCACTGCTGGAGTAAATTACTTTTCTTACTTTGTAGATGAGAACGAAGAACTGCGCCCATTAATTATTGAGCAAGATGGTCAACCTATGTGGCCCACGTTTGATCGCAGTGACATTGCGGATCATATGGCTAACAAAGCAAGCGCGCTTGATTCTGCATTAAGAGAGCAAGAGACGGAGCAGAAAAGAAAGTTTCTTGTAAGAGAAGAGTTAGAAAACAGACTTAACCCTGACTATGTTCCCAAAACATATGAAGACATTAATAGGGCGCTAGAAGAATGAAGAATGGGCTGACAGCATTAAGAGAGATTGAAACAGGGCAAAGGGTAACACCTCTGCCCGATATTTCTTTCATAGATACAGTTAAGTCTTCATTGGCCTACAA